GTAGGGAGAACCTCGGGCGCGGTTGCTTGTTTACCGTCATTGAACACCCTTATCAACTCCTTCACATATGGAACAAAACGAACTCAACCAAGAGATGTTAGATCTCGGGGTCCAAAGGTATCGCAAGAACCGGGCCAGTAACAAAGGCTCTCTTACCAACGCCGGAAGACGCATCATGCGTGAAGGAGTGGAGCCGGTAGCGTTGGGCCTAGTTGAGTTGCTTCCTACAGTCCAAAAGATAAAGAACAAGTCACAGTGGCAACGCTGTTTAGTTGATGTTAAAGACTTTCGCCCGATAGCACTGATAGCCGTAAAGGCTACCTTAGATGTCCTCGACGAGCCTCGGTCCTATGCTAGTGTGTGTTTTCGCCTAGGCCGGGCCGTCGAGGACCAACTGCTATCCGACAACTTCATACGTAACCATGAGTTTGGGTCGAGGTTGGTTAAGCGTATGCAAGACCTAGCTAGCCGGGGACCAGCCACTCAAAGCGCCTATCTCCACAAGACAGCCCGGAGTGAGGACATGGAGTGGACCGATTGGACACGCCGGGATCGAATCTCATGTGGCTCTATGTTGCTGGAGATTGTCCATGATCGGACGGGCTTGATTAAGTTCACCGAGAAGGGCCAACGCCAACGCCGACACTTCAAGCCGATGCGGATGGTTGAGATCTCTGATGTTACTAGAGAGTGGATCAACGACTACGACAACTACCGGGAGTTATTGTTACCGTTCTGGTTACCGATGGTGGAAAGCCCGGAGCCGTGGCACAAGGTGTTTGGGGGTGGATACGGTATCAACAAGGACCAAGGACTCCCTGTGCTTCCGTTCATCCGATGCTCTGACCGTAACGTCCTACGAATGGCACCCGACATGCCCCATGTTTACAACGCGGTCAACCTTATACAGGAGACACCCTATGCCATTAACAATCGCGTCCTTGAGATGCTTGAGTGGGCGTGGGATAAAGATTTACAGATTGGGTTACCACCTAGGAACGACCTAGAGCTACCTGAGTGGCCCGGTGATCACATGTCGGTCGAGGAGACGAGGAACTGGCGTGACGACAAGCGGGAACGGGCTGCCTATAACACCTCGTTGGGTTCACAGCGCATCCTTATCTCTAAGATCTTGATGTTATCCCGGAAGTTTCGCAACGAGCGTATGTTCATGCCGTCATCGTGTGACTTTCGGGGTCGAGTCTATCAGGTGCCAAGCTACCTTAACTACCAAGGCCCGGATCACTGTCGAGGATTGTTACAATTTCACAGGGGGAACCCCATCAAGTCCGACGACGACCTAAGATGGCTTGGGATACACGGGGCTAACTGTTTCGGTAACGACAAGTGTGACTTTGAGACCCGCCTAAAGTGGGCCGATGGCTTCACACGGGATGCAATAAGGATTGCTAACGACCCAAAGTCCAACCGAGAGTGGGCCGATGCGGATGAACCTTGGCAGGCGTTGGCGTGGTGCTTTGAGTGGGCTGAGTATCACACGAAACGGTCGAAAAATTTTAGGACGTTCCTGCCTTGTGCGATGGACGCAACCAACAGTGGCCTACAGCTTCTGTCATTGTTAAGTCGGGATGAGGAAGGATGCTTTGCGACCAACGTCTCACCTACTGAAACACCTCAAGACATCTACAGGTTGGTCTCGGATCACACGTTGGGTAAATTAAAACAAGATGCAAAGGATGGACGCGACTACGCACGGCTTTGGGTTGAGTTTGGGATCGACCGGAAGATGTCAAAGAGACCGGTGATGTGTTACAGTTACGGCCTAACTCCTTACTCCAACAGGGATTACGTCGCTGACTGGTATGACACCACCCGAAGAGAGCGTGGGATTGACTGTGTGTTTGGTCGGAGCCACATGTATCCCGCCATCAAGTATCTCGGTGACACTCTGTGGGACAGCATTCAAACTTTGTTAACGAAACCTAAGCAAGTCATGGACTGGTTCCAAGATGTCTCCCGGTTGATGACAAAGCAGGAGCTACCGTTAACTTGGACAACACCTAGTGGATTCCGGGTCAGTCAAGATTACCGAAAGCAAGTCAGCCAGAAGGTCAGCACGTGGTTGAACGGATCGTTAACATCGGTGCGCTTCAAGGATGCTACGGACGACCTCGACCCACGAAAGCAAAGCAACGGTGTCGCACCTAACGTGGTCCACAGTCTTGATGCTGCTGGGTTGGTGTTAACTGTTAACGAAAGTTGGAAGCGTGGCCTGTATGATTTCGCCATGATCCACGACAGCTTCGCCACCCACAGTAACAACTGCGAGACACTTGCGTCATCACTACGCGACAGCTTCAGCGAGATGTTCACAAAAGATATTCTTGCAGACCTAGCCGAAGCGTGGCAAAACGAATCCTACGAGCAACTACCAAGCTTACCTGACTACGGGACGTTTGATGTTAACACACTACGTGACTCTAAATACTTTTTCAGTTGAAGCTGAGAAAAACAAAGAAACCAAAAAACCTAAACAATAATGAAACAACTGACAACGCCTATTGGCACCGCAATGTATCCTAAGCTCATCACACCGGACACCAAGTTCAATGCTGATGGAGTGTATTCTTGTAAGCTTATCCTTACGAAAGACGACTTCGAAACACTTGAGGCCACCATCAACCCTTGGTTCGAAAAAGAATACGAGCGATTGGTGAAGGAGAGTGGAAAGAAGAAGCTGGATCGCAGCCAGAAGCTCCCGTTAAAGCTGAACGACGACAACGAATACGAGGTCTTCGCAAAGCAAGTAGCACAGCGCGAAACATCTAAGGGACTCATTCACTTTCAAGTCGCTCTCTTTGATTCGGCTGGAAAAAAATTGAACAACCCACCCAACATCGGATCGGGATCTAAGCTACGCCTTGGGGTGGAGCCATCGGCCTGGTTTAGTCCTATGATGGGAGTGGGTTACACACTTCGTCTGAAGGCAGTCCAAGTGATTGAGCTTAAGGAGTATGAAGGTGGAGCCGGTGGCTTCTCGTTCGACGCTCAAGAAGGCGGCTTCGTGTCCGAGGATCTTGGTGACGCATTTGAAAACGACAGTAAGGATGCCTCGATTCCGTTCTAAATTTGAACAAAGGCTGGCTCTTGCAATGAAACGTGCGGGAGTCAGCTTTACATACGAGTCCCAACGGATCAAGTATGTTAAGAACCACCACTACACCCCGGACTTTGTTCTTGATAATGGTGTTATCCTTGAGGCTAAAGGTCGCTTCATGTCGTCCGACCGGGCAAAGCATTTGTTAATTCAGAAGCAACACCCGGACCTCGACATACGATTTGTCTTTATGCGAGCAAGTAACACCCTCAACAAGAGAAGCAAGACAACCTATGGTGATTGGTGTGACAAGCACGGCATCATGTGGTGCGAGAAGTCTATTCCTCGGTCGTGGTTCGACTAATGTAAAATAACAAAAGACAAGATGTATATTGCAACCCACCAGCCGTGCGATAAGTGCGGTGCATCGGATGCGTTGTGTGTTAACGAAGACGGTTCTACCTTTTGCCATTCGTGCAATACCTATGACCGTGCCGAGGCCACACCAACAACACCTCCACCCACTACTATGAAAATAACAAAACCGCTTCACTCCGACTCGGACAAGTTCTTGACCGGAAGATACAGTGACATACCAGCGCGTCACATCACACTCGACACCTGTAAACACATGCGGTATCGCATCGGAGACTACAACGGACGTGCCTGTCACATCGCTGACTACTACGACGACGACCGGAAGCTGCAAGGCCAGAAGCTACGCTTCGAAGGCAAACAATTTATGATCCTTGGTGACATTTCGGATCGCTTCTATGGTCAACACCTACACCCTATGGGGGGAATGAAGCTTGTTGTTACCGAGGGGGAGGTCGATGCCTTGAGCGTCAGCCAAATGCAAGATAACAAATACGCTACGGTCTCGTTACCTACAGGTGCAGCCAGTGCTGCTAAGGTATTCAAGCAGAACCTTAAGTGGCTTGATAAATGGGACGAGGTGATCCTGATGTTTGATGAGGACGAGCCGGGACGGAAAGCAGTAGAGGATGTAGTCGGTATACTACCAAGCGGGAAAGCTAAGGTCGCCCGGTTGCCCTTAAAGGATGCTAACGAATGC